GACAATAATATCTACAGGAGGTATCGGAGTTCTTGGACTCAATTTTTCTCGTAGCGAAACACGAATACCTGTATCTGTATGTGCTTGATCACTATAATATTTCACCGCAAAACTGTGATACGTATGTACTTCCAGATTTTTCAACTTCATTTTACGTATATTTTCTTTCACATCGAACCGCAATTGGGAATTGTAAGTGAATTGTAATATTTTCTTACCAGTTAATTCGTTGGCAATAGACAATATGGTGGTTGATTTTCCGGAACCTGCACACGCATCAACCACCACATTTGATCCTGAACGTATATAGTCCAAGACTTTTCTTTGTTCTTTACTCATTTCATGCATTTTTCTAATATGCATGAAATGTTACTTTTATACTATTTTCATTATTGCCGATTTTTATGCTAATTATTACCTCTTTTTCTTTTTCGTGTAGCTCGCACCTTTCTTGCAAAATCTTTATTTACTTCCATTGCACGTAATAAACGTACTTGTTTTTTGGCATTTTCTTTGGTACTACATTTGGCCATAACCCGTTTTGATTTTGTTGTTCTTACACTGTAACAGTTTTTATTTCGAACTTTTCGGATAGTATATGGCATTATAGTATAAATATAGATTTTATCTGGAACATTTACAATGACCATTGCACTTTACACATTTTGGTTCCAATAAAGGATATATGTATGCTCCTCGTATCGGAAATAATGGAAACAATAACATTTTACTACATCTGATAGGTACTGTACAAGGTTGAGGCGGCGGGCACGGTTTCTTGCACGGTTTCTTGCACGGTTTCTTGCGCGGTTTTTTGCATGGTTCAGGAGGGCATGGGTTTCCTTGATATTTTCGAATACGTTTTTTGCATGTATTCTTTATTCTGCATACATTTTTATCTTCTTGGACATGTTCTTTTGTAATATATTCTATTTGAATCAACTTTCTTACACAAGGTTCTATATCTCCGCCGGTATATTCGTTCAATTTTCCCGTATCAATTTCAAAATATTCCAATGGATGGCAATCATCATGTTGACCAATCATATTACGGATGACACATGTGACATCTTTCATTTCATTTAAACTAGATACTATCGCGCATTTCAATGAAACTTTTGATCCGGGTTCTTCTATTTTTTGCACTCCAGTTGATTCAAAATATTGTTGTTTTTTACATACATATGTTAATGTATTTCGAATACATTCAACCTCATTGACTAAACATTTATCATTGTCCCAACCCATATTTCCACAAGATATCAAATCTGGTGTTTTCGGATGACACCCATTTGGTGTGCACGACATATTTTTTTTGCAAATGGGATTGTTATTTTTTTTGTGCTTCATTTATACAATATAGTGAAAATTTTTTATACGCAGAAAAAGTAATAATACATTGTATTGTATTATTATTTATTGATTACTAAATTAATGGGTATGGTTGGTAGTACAAGGTGCGCATCCACCGGAAGGAACAATATGACCATCGGTATCATGCGTATGAGTGGCAACCTTGGCAGTCACGCAACCGTGAGCACCGGTAGAAGTAGTCTTTCCGTCCATCATATTGTAAGTTTTAGTTGGTTCATCAGTACCACAGCACTTACCTTGATTAATAAGATACACCTCACTTACACTCTTTAGGTCATAATTCTCAAGTGTTTGTCTTTGACCATCAACACATGCAGTAGGATCGTATTCGCGGTTATAAGATGAATCATCAACCTCAATACGACGTACCTTCTTCTGAGCATATCTTTTATCATCAGTGATATAAGTAACCTCAATCAATTTACGAACACCACACTCGATATCACCACCAGTGTATTTATTTAGTTCTCCAGTGTTAAATGTGATTTCCAATAAAGGGCAACCGTCACCACTAATTGAAATATTATTGGGATCACCATCACCTTGAATTACACTATCTCTCTGTCCCATCAATAATTTAAAAGTGGAGGTAATGTCCTTCATTACTGTTCTTGCTGAAACAAACACCTTTTCGATTATTAAACCGTTTTTCTCCTGAATTGTTACAGCACCGGTTGATTCTAGATACTGTTTAATCTTCCTCTTGTAGTCATGAACGATACGATGACATTCGATATCCTCAATCATGCAAGGATCAATGTTTTGGAAATTATCCAAGGGGGGTACAAAACTGCACGACGTTTGATTGATGTGAGCACAAGCCATTTTTTATATATTATAAAAAATGACTATAAAATCTAGAACGCAAAAATAATAAGGTTGTTCCTAAATATTAATTCAAGGCAATCTTTTTTTCCGGGTTTTATTTACACTCACCTTGTTTTTTATAAAACGAACAATTTTTTTTTCATGATGCGATACAATTTCATCTAAAAACTCTCGATAAAAACTTCTAAATTCATTTCTACGCTCTTTTATTTGTGATACTGAAAACCAATTTATTTCAATCTTTTCAAAATATTTGCTATCATTTAGAATTTTCTTGTTCATATTATTCCACAAAAAACGGTGGTTGTTGTTATAGTAAAGGGGTAATTTTTCATCATAATCCATATGAAACACATGGATATGATAAGTCCCTATTGTGATTGGATAAAAACCACCATTTTTTTTGATTAATTTTCGCAATTGTTTTTTATCACCGAAAAACCCAGTCAATTCTTCTGAACCTTCGCGCAATGCCCCTTCATATGGTGTCTCGCCCTTTTCTAAACGTCCGCCAAAATCAGAATATCCTTTTGCACTGTCTTCCATCGGGTTTTCCTTACCAAACAAAAAACACAATTCACCTTTATCGTTAAATGCTACCGGTAATATACTTCCTGCAACCATCTATAATAGTAATAGAAATTAGTTAGTTTAGTTCATTTTAAATATCATTATTAAATAATGAAAGTAGCATTGTGTTTTTGGGGTTTAACACGAAGTTTAAAATATACAATTGATAGCATAAAAAAAAATATATTGCAACCATTAGATGATGGAGATATTGAATACAAAATATTTGTCCATACATTTTCTTTCAAGTCAAAATATCATAATCCGAGAGCCGAGGAACATAATTTGACCCTGGATTTTGATGAATATACATTATTAAATCCCGACTTTATTGAAATCGAGGATCAAGATCGGGTGAAAAAAGAAATCAATATTCGACAATATCGATCTCAACCTGATCCATGGAATTCGAAATATGTATGTCTTGATAATTTTATTTGTGCCATGTATTCCAAACGTCAATTAGGAATGATGGTGAATGATAGTAACATCGATTTCGACTATGTTATTTATTTGCGACCTGATCTTCATTACATAACACCATTTGATATACGTTATTTCTCTATTACAAATAAATACAATGTATGTACTCCGAACTTCCACCTGTTTCCAAAATTAAACGACCGGTTTTGTATATTGCACGCTTCGAATCTTGACAAATATAGTGGAATGTTTAACTATATGTATGAATATAGTCGTATTAATCCACTTCATTCCGAACGATTTCAATATTACATCATGACACAACAATTCAAATGGAGTGTTCGTTACATTCCAGTTCAATTCAATCGTGTTCGTGCGAATGGTAAAGAATTACCCGACTCAGCACAATATTTTAAACTATTAAATAAAAGAGAAAATGGTATGTTACCTAATAACAGGAATACTACGAAACATACACCGGATTTAATTATCAAACCAAATAATAATTATAATATAAAACGCAGTGTCCAACCACTATTTCAAATGAAAAAAGACACATAATTTAACAATTACCACAACCACATTGTTTGGCACGAATTCTACGCTTCTTACGTTCTTTTCTCATATGATTCGCATAACAGTTTCCACAATTGCAACGGTTTCCACAATTGCAACAGTTAGAACACCTCCCACATTTTTTACAATTTCCATATGTTCTACACCCGCAACCCGCATTGCAATTATAATAAAAATTACAACAATAGTTACAATAATAGTAATCACTGCAATTATTACACATAATATATATAACGCATATATATATTCTATTACAAATCTTTTAAAGCATTATGCTCACAATATTATTTTTTTGACCGTACTTTCTTCGTATGTTTCTTCCTTCAATTCAAATGATTTGAATATATTTTCTTCTATTTTATAATCTTTCTCTGGAATATGTTGATAAAATGCTCTGACATGCTCATTTGCTCGTATGCGAAACGGATTAAATGCCGACAAATACAGACCATCTAATGATTTTACACGCGATAATGCCACATACGTTTGACCACATTCAAATATCTGATTCCCTACATCAATATCTGCCATTTCCAAAGTAGCTCCTTGAATTTTATGTATGGTCAAGGCCCATGCCAAACATAGCGGTATTTGACCAACGGCTACAGTCGGATATTCCTCCGACTGTTTATAATGGATATCCAGTATTTTTTTAATTCCATTAATAAACGTTACTTCAGGCACGATTCCTGTTTCGGTTTCAACTATATCACTAATAATACCTTGGGATCCATTACATATTCCATTATCCATATCCAAATTCACTGTACACATCACTACTGCACCCACCTTCAGTTGCAACATTTCTGGACATGATGATGTGCTAATCAATTGTTGCAACTCATAATCCTTCATATTTTCCGTCATATTACGACACTTTGAGAAATGTTCCAATGAAATAGGTTTATTGCTTTCCAAATACGTTCTACAATCTTGTTTGGGTTTATAATGAAACATATAATTTTTTCCCTCCAATTTAGAATACATCAAATTGTTATAATTGTCCGTTTTCATACGTGTTGGATACAATTTGGTCGGAACACAACCATTGTATTTTGTCTTGTCAAATGGACGTTTTACATAACCTTCCAAGACTTTGACATTTTCCTCGTCCAATTTTGATTCACGTATTTGCAACAAGATTTCCTTGTACTTGGCATCTGTTTGACGAAATATGGTCTTCAATGGAACAATATTTTTCAAAGGAAATAATTGACTCCATAACTTGCTTTCAAAACAAAATTTTTCTGTATCTTCGTCACCCATAGTTCCTACCGGAGGCAATTGATAGAAATCTCCTAGAAATATTACTTGGATACCACCAAAAGGTGCGTCAATATAGCGTGCCGTTTTTGCAATAGTATCCAATACTTCCAATATTTTAACAGACATCATACTTACTTCATCAATAATCAATACTCTCACCCCCTTCCAACATGCCTTGTTTTTTTTATATTTCAATGCATTTTCAACAATTTTTCGATTTTCTCCTTTACATAAACGAATACCACTCCAAGAATGGATGGTTCGGGCATTGCAACTTTTCGGCAACAAAATAGTGGCACAACCGGTCAATGCACATACTTGAACTCGTTTTCCTGCTCTTTTACAATGTTCTACCATATGTTCAATTAACATGGTTTTTCCGGTTCCACCTGGTCCAGTAATGAAGACATTTTCTCCTTTTTTGAACAAATCAAACGCATAATTTTGTTCTTGTGATAAAGTTGATAAATTCATGATTATATATTTATCAACTACTTTGTTTATATGTATTCAATTTTATTATTCGTGTTTGAGTTCTAGTAAAAAGGAGAAATCCAGTCCATTGAAATTCATTATTCTGCCAAACTGATCCACAATTCTTACATTCATCTTTTGAATATCGACCAATTCGCCATAAGTTCGAATATCAGAAACCATATTGGATCGACAATCTACTGTCATTATTTGGGGTCCGGTTCCAACACCGGCGGTTGCACCACCTATACCAATATTATAAGATGAAGTATCTACCGTAATACGTGCCAATATTTGTTGGCTTGACAATTGAGAAGTTCTTGACAATCCAAGAAACGAATGAGGATTGCTAGTTTTAAATTCATCTAGAACCAAATAAAAATAAGGTAATCCCGAAAAATCAGCAATTGCCTCGCTCGTTATAGAACCGCTTGCTGGAATGGTATAAGATGGTAATCGAAACCCCAATAACCAACCCAGTTTGGACATCAAACTTTCTCTCTGGGACAAACCTCCAGTTGGACCGGTTCCACCCGAGCATTCAATTAGATCAAATTCAATATCAATCGCAACAGCATTGGCATTGGTAAATGTAATTTTACCAGTTGTGCTATCAAATAGGACCGTGATATTCGATCCTTTTATCCAACCAGGATTTGATCCTGGGGTTAATTGATTAGTTATAGGTGTAGCAATTGTACTTGTTGGATAAAAATCATTTCCTAATACTATTACCTTTGACTCACTTGTTGAATCATTTATTAATTTAAAAGAATTGTTTCCCAAACTGGTCGAAACATTATGATATGTCAAAGGCATTTCTAAGGATACCACCTTCATACTTTTTACTGAATTCACACGTTCGGGTAATGTAAGATTATAATTGGCTAACAAACTTCTATCATATTGATCTCGAAAACGAGTGTCAATTGTTATATATTTAGTTTTCTCTGGTTTTTGTACGTTTTTTATTATCATGTGACTCCCATGTTGTTCCATAGTTGGTTCGTTAAATAATCGATTATGATCAAAAACAAAAGGATCAGACATTTATTCTATATGATATTCATATATTTATATATTTTCATTTGTACCATTATAAATCTTCATTTGTTTTGTCAAAAATAATCGTCCTTCATGGAATAACGTTAAAGATATAATTGCCTTTGCCAATCCGGTTCCCTGCCCACGAAACATACCCTTCATACCAAACTGTTTTTTGTCAGCGACCAACTCTTTCATGGCGTCGCCTAGCCCGATTTGTTTCCCTTTAATCGAACTTGTTTGCATGATTACTTCTAAACGTGATAATGGATTCGTTGCAATTACATAGACGGGACTCACAATAGTAGAAGCCACAAAATTGGTCATAGATTGCCCTAAATTTGTTTTGGTTCCCAATTCATTTTGGATATATTTCTGCAATTTGGGTTGTCCCACGAGTCCAAGAATAGCACTAGCAAAAGAATGACCCATTAATGGGATTGTTCCGCGAAATAAGGGTTTAAATTTTTGTTCTCTGGCATCTCTCAATATAGTTGTTACCGGGACTTCTTTTCCGGTACTTCGTAAATTGACTCTTTGTTGTTTCTCTACCATACGCACAGGATTAATAAACGGTGCTGAAAAAATAGATGCCGCAGTTGCTGCGGCAAAACCAGGTTCTCCCTCATCTCCGGTAATTGCCGTATATCCAAGTAAAAACCCAAATTTGGGAACACGTTTCAACAGAACACCAATCATTCGTGGAGTTAAACCTGACAAAGATGCAGATAAGGGCGCACTACGAAACACTTGTTTCGTTTCACGGGATGCCACTTCAGGACTTACTATATTACCCTTCGCATCTTTTGCATATTGTTGTAATAACTGACGATATGCTGTTACGGGATTGTCACCTGCAGTTTGAATTGCAGAACCACCTAGATAACACAAAAAATTTTGAAAGGGTGACACGCCATTTTTTTGAATATCAAAATAGGAAGAATTCATATATTATATATTATTATATAACAAAATTGAAATAATATAATTTATGTTATTATACTATAAAAAATGAATCCTTCGAATCAAGTAAATCAGTTCTTTTATCCGGAACAATTAACACACCTCCAACAAAGCAATGCATTAAATGATTTACAACAACAATTGCAATCTATGCAAAATCATGTAACTAAATTATATGATAAAATTGCAAAACAGCAGGTGGATATTGAAGGATTGAAAAAGGAAAAATCTATGAATCTTACCCGAAAACGCAAACTGATATTAGAATATATTAATAAACCTTTCTGGACAAAACCTAATATTACTTTTGAAAAATGGACTCGTTCTATAACCATCAGTTATAGTGATCTGCCTCATATGTTTAATCACGATGTTGTAAATGGCATTCAACATTGTTTGCAAAAATATTGTAATACACCATTATTACCCATTTGTTGTTTTATTCAAAAACCGAACACCATTTATATTTGGACATCTACGGAAGAAAACCAAACATGCAGATGGCTCATTATGACTCCAATTCAATATAAAACATGGTTGAATCGAA